CGGTATATCCTCAGGTCATTAAAAATCGATGACCTTTTTACGGGAGTTCTGATGTCGTTACCTGGCTTAATTGCAAAAAAATGTGACAGAACGCAGATTTTTCTCTGAAGCTGGCGCGCAAATTTGCGACGCGGCGGTGCTTTTTATTCGGTCTGACCCGCACGATCGTTTACCATAGTGACGTCATTTTTTAACAGGATGGTATTACTGGTGTCTGACTCTGCCGCTCGCCCGACTTTTTTATTTCATGATTACGCGCAGTAGCCACGAAACCCACGCCATTAAAGCCGCCCACCTCATCACACTTTTATTTGGTACGCAATTTGGTACACAACGCATTTTTCACATCACCGGACAATCATCAAACTCACCAGACCGCGCGTCGTTGATGATATACGTGATCACCCCAAATACCGGACGCGAAGTGTCGGATACCTCATCCTTATCTGGCAACCTCTCTCGTTTACCGTTCTCCAGGTTTTCCAGGTGTGGCTGCGGGTGTGTGCGATACCGCTTAATCCTAAACTCACCGCTATCTGTGCAAACCAGCAATGAACCATCACATGGAGACATTGACGCGTCGACAACCAGCAAAGCACCATTGAGGATACCTTCCCGGTAATGCGTTGCACCGGCCCGCATAAAGTACGTAGCCGCTGGCCTGGTGATGATGCGCTCGTCAAGCGATATACGCTGTTCAACGTAATCCGTAGCCGGCGAAGGAAAGCCCATTAGAAAACCCTCCCCATGTTACGTAGGATCCAATAACGGTTGTCGCTTCCGTCGGTCGTCTTATCCGCGAAGTCCGGCTGGTATCGCTCGATCCATGAATTTGCATCCGCCAGGCTGAAATGCCAGTGCCTTTCCTGCAGTTCAGCGATGAATTTGTCTGTATGCAGGCAGAGATAGCCCTTCGGGTTTTGCTGTATGGCCGCAATAAAAGCAGCACGAATATCCGGTTGACGAGGCATGAACACACCCTCATTTGCTCATTGACTGTATGCATATACAGTAGTATTTTTATAAAAACAGATCAAGCGCAGGCAATTTTTCACTTATAAGAGGATCGGTATGTTTGTTGAACTGGTTTATGACAAGCGAAATGTTGAAGGGCTCCAAGGGGCCAGAGAGATCATCCTGGCTGAACTAACAAAGCGGGTGCACAAGATTTTTCCTGATGCCGAAGTGAAGGTAAAGCCGATGCAGGCGAACGGCTTGAATAGTGATGCCAGCAAAAGCGATCGGGAAAAGCTCAACCGCATGCTGGAGGATATGTTTGAAGAATCCGATATGTGGCTGATTTCAGATTAAACGCCTTGAACCGTCATATTGCTTAAGTACAATCCGCCGTGACTGGCAATCATTCAATACTCAAACTATCGAACGTTCGTCAGTCGGCCGCAATCATGCTCCTGCATACGGCGTGGTTGCGGCAACCATCATTTTTACTCCTGAGCATCCTGCTGATTTTGCTGACGCTTATATTCAGCTTTTTCGAACGCTTCACGTGTCTCTTCTTTCTTCTGGTTCCAGATACTGTCTTCAGGCATTTCCACACGCACGATAAGCGTTGAGATTTCGTTCGCCTGCTTACCACCTGCCGAGATAATCAGCACGGCCATGTTAGGGTCGTGGATTAACCGCCAGATAGCGTATGCTGCGGTAATCGTCGTCTTTGCTTGGCCGCGCTGTGCCTGCACCATCCGGTACAGAGGCCCGTACTCAAGGAACTGAGCAATGAGTTTCTGTACCGGAGTGACGAAGAATCCGAGCATAATCATGAAGTCAATGAGGAAAGGCAGGAAGGTCGGATACGCTTCCTGAAGCATATCCAGTTTCTGTTTCCTCAAGACCTCAGCTTGTGCTGATTCTCTTAGTGCCATACGCTCTGATTAAGCTCCTGCATCGCTACTTCAGCCAGTTCTTCTGGCGTTAAGGCACGACCCTTATTAGCATCGCGGCGGTGCTGCTGCTTACGTTCCAGAGACTCACGCAGTTCCTGCAATGCAGCGTTGTCGCCAACGTCGGCAGTCACGTTGTTGTCTTTCAGGAACTTGGTTGCAGCGGCAATATCGCCGGACGACCAGATACCTGCCCGGATACGTGCGGATAAGGCGATGCAGATAAGCTGGTGTAGCTCTGCCATCTGGTCCCGGTTGGCGGTAGCGCCGGGGATAGTCTCTAAGGGTTTGAACAGGCCCGAAGACCCGTTCTCTTCCTGTACGACATCCTCTTCTTCGAAGTCGGACATCTACTCTCCTTATTGAGAAGTTAATGCTGCGATTTGTGCTTCCAGAGTAGTCAACCGCTGCTCCATACCGCGCGCTAAGAACATACTTAGCTCGGTGTAGCGTAAACTATATCGGTCACCCGCAGGGATTACCCGTACGGTAGACTTAGCATCATCATCTGGGTCAGCGGAGAATACAGTCTGTTCCTCCCACACATCATGACACACAAATCCGTAGTGCATTGGGTCCAAGCCGTAAGAGGCCATAATATCCATCACACGCTGTACAGTAATACCAGCATGCATACGTGCGGCATCACCCTCTACCTCAACCCGCTCTAACCAGCGGAAGAAGCCTATCTCCTTAGCAATGGCACTGGCCGCAGACAACTCATCCTCGGTCAATGGGCGCACCTCTGTCTTCATACGAGCATCGGAGGTCTGTATAGTGCCGTTGGTAGCCCATATTGCAGTACAGCGCGAGACGGGACCGCCTATAGCATAGACATTATCGAATGCTGGAGAGAACGAGCCATCTGAGGTGAATTGCCAGCGGTCAACCCTTTTTGTAGAACCCTGCTGAGTAGTAGCGATAGTAATTCCGCACTGATTGTTTGTCGTAGACCAGCCAGTCGACGCTTGAATCCGCATACCGGCAGCGGCATTGGTAAAACTAGTGCCATTGTGACCAGTGAATGACACCCACATGTTATCACCTGGCTGTGTGGCACCTTTACTCCCTTCAGCTGTGCCATCAAAAGCCACACCTCGAATGTTTATGTTTGCAGTATTTCCATTTCGGGGAGTTAACAAGATTAACTCGTTGGCCGTGTTGTTAATTTGCTTAAAACCACGCCCATCCAGACCCTCAAGCCCTCCGAAACCACCAAATTTTGATAGGGAATACAAACCCATCGGCACGTCATAACCTGCGTATAAATCGCCGTTGTTACTTGTGGCAAATGTTTGACGACGGTTGTTAACAGTCGCATTAAGCGGGGTCGTTAATAACCGGAACCACCCACCGTGGTTTGTTGGGGAGGATGTACCGTCCATAAGAAAGTGCTGAGACACGTTAGAGTGGTCTGTATAGGTACTACCTGTCCACGGCCGAGAACCATACCCACCTATAAGCGCACCGTTACCAATGCCAGAGCTATCTGATGGTCTTGCATAGTTGTGGAATACAGCGGTCCCACCACCAATATTAGCTATACCAAAACTAGCCTCAACAGGGTCGTTAGACACGTATATAACACCATTACCAGGGCCCTCTGTTGCGTTAGTACCACGCAAAGTCAGATTAGGAGACAGCCCAGACAGGGACGTTATATCGCTGTTAGCACCGGCACCTGCTTTCCCGTTAAGTGTTGTTACTATTCCACCCCAGGCGGGTCCGGTGTAAGAACTGCCATCCGGCAGTTTAACCGTGATATTCCCCGTACCGCTGAATACCTGCTGCCAGTTCTGTTTGTCGTAATTCAGTCCACGCAGGGCTTCAGCACTTTGCGCCACCAGAGCCGCAGTGACAAGGTTCATGGCAACACGCGGAACAGCATACCATGCAGCGCCGCCCTGCGTTGGCCCTGTATAGTTGCTAACCAGTGTCAATGAAGTGTTGCTGTCTACCGTTTTGATGGGTAGCGTATAAGGAATACCGCCAACTGTTACGACAATAAAGTCACCTGCGGCGAGTTCTGTTGCGAATGAGGTTCCGGAACCGCCAACAATAGCGGACCCGTGTGACAGGGTGATAGTTCCTGCAGACATATGCGCTCCTTTCGGGCAATAAAAAACCCCGCCGGAGCGAGGTTTATTCAAAAATGCTTGAGTTACTGGCACGTGGTACTACTGAAAGTGTTTGCGCTAACCCATGACCAGTTAAATGGGTAACCGGCGCGGTATTGGGTCTGGTTATTTTGCTTTCGCACTCCGTAAATCTGGACGATGTTTTCCTGTCCGCCGATTAGGGCCGTTCCGGTACATATGGGTTGCTGCTTCTGAAGAACGCCAGCGCAACCAGAGAGCAATACAGCCACCGCCAGGCAAAAAATCATGTTTTTCATAGTGGTTATATCCCAGGGTATTCAAGAGATTAAACAATAACAAGATGAATCAAAGTGATATAATTGATTTTGTAGATCAATTTCATAAGATTGACCGCTGAAAACGATCAATCGTAGTTGGCGCAGTTGATGGCCATTATCACGTTTCTCAGATTTGAATACGCGACGTTCTGAAGGTTTCCTCTGGGCGCTGTTTGTGGCCTTGCGAATATTCGCGTATTGCCTCCCTCAAGTTTTGCCATGCTCTTGTAAATCGCCGAGTAGGGCTGCGGCTGGCCGCCGGCCGATATAACTCCAGTAATCAAACCCAGCATGGCAGGCATACAGGCCCATTTGCCCGCCAGCGTGGTATTGATGTTATAACCTGAACTTGCATCTACTCCGGCAGTACCGAGGGTTACCACATCACTGAGTGTGCGCGTTTCGGTTGTCAAAATAAGCGTCCCTGACGCATCCCAGACGGCCAGCCCGTAGTCTGGCTTTGTCTGTGGGAAAATAGAGAAAAAATAAACGTACGCTGTGCCGGTTGCATTTGGTCTGAGGAAATCAACTGTGATGGTGTTCCCGCTTATCGTCTGGGTGATTTCCACCTCAACAGTGCAATGAACAAAGGCGACAACGGGCTGACCTGAGGGAAATGTGTGCGTCACTTTGGTATTGAAACCCGATGTCCCCTGAAGTTCTGCTGTCTTTCGAGCCTGTAGAGCAATTGGCGAACTGTTCGCGGTCACCCATACTTCTCCTGCCGTCGTTGTCAGTAAAACGCCATACTGCGCCATTTATGCCCTCTCGATCTGGAAAATGAGATACGCCGCGGCCGCAGGCTCAGTCCCTGCAGAGTAGTCGGTATCGCCTACTGCCGATACCGTTGCGGTCCCACCTGAAATAGTGATCTTCCTCCGACTCGTTCCCCACCGATCTCCGTTCATGATCTGAAAATAAGTAAGCTTACACCCCGGTGGAAGCACTACGGAGTAAGAGCCTGTTTTTTCATTCTGGTCCAACTGTAGGTAGCCGCTTACACTGACAGGCTTAATTCCATAGTTGTTCACCCTGCCTGAGGCGTCCCAGGTTTCAACACCGTACTGAGCCATCGCTGTTCATCCTAAAAAAGGGCCCCACCTGAGGCCCAATGTTTACCATGTTCCCGTGATTCTACCGATCTGCACCCTCAACACATTGTTGGCGTCACGCACACTGATTGTCTGGTTTGTCTGTTTCATGGCTCCCTCTCCAGCTGTCGAACCGTAGTTCTCGAATGTTCCTGATTTATCCAGCCTCCACCCGACAGACCCTGCAACATAATTGTTGGACTGGATGAAGTTGCCGATCTTAGCATTCGATATTGTACCATCGCGAATAAAGGCTTCATTCATAAATACTTGGCCGTTATAGACGAAGAAAGCAGCTTGATAATTCCCAGGATCACTCCCCGAGTAAATACCGAATTGGTCAGCAGCAAAAACTACTGTGGATTTGTAGGACCCGCCAGATGGCTCAATGGACATTCCAAAGCCGGTATTATACTTCACACCATTGCGAATAACACCAAGGTTCAGGGTGTATGATGCTTTCCCAGTACCGTTGTTTGTCACCTCAGCGTCTAGCTTCTGGTTAATCGCTGCTGTCACGTCTCCAAACTGAGCCTGAACATACGTATTGAGCGAAGCGATAGCGTTCTTGTTATCACTAATAGCTGTTTGTTGTTCAAGAATTTGAGAATTAACTCCATCAAACTGAGACTTGACACTAGTAGTAAGCTGAGCAAGAGCACTGTCTACCGTGGCAATTGTTGTTCTAACTGTTAATATCTCAGCATTTACTTCACCCAATTGCTGGAATTGACGTTCTACTGTACCATTATTCGCTAATGCGTTTTGTAGAATACCTTCAAGGTTAGTATCAACACCCTCCTGAACATTTTTAAACGCGTCTGACTCGCGTATCTGCTCATCAATGAGATCTATCATTCCAGGGATATCAGATGACGCCTGGCCTGACACCTCAACGAATTCAGATACCCCGAAAGCATTCCTAGTTCGGACATAAACGTAATACGTTTTATCTGCTTGTAGGCCGTGAAGGGTCCACTGGTTAGAGCGCCCAAGGAACTGAGTCTGGTCTTCAATGTCTGCCGGATTGACGACCTGATTTTGTCCGGAGTACCAGAATTCAAACGAGGTGTCTGTCGTTGCTGTAATGCGCATAACGGGAACCAGGTCAGCAGAAAACAGGCCGGGCGTCCAGATAATGCTGGATGGTGCAGGTGGCGCACCGATAATCATACTGATCTGCGTTTCAACACCTTTCATCCCGTTTTCATTGCGGCCACGAACACCCAGCGTGTAGCTACCGGCGGCCAGCCCATAAAACTCATACCGGAACTGGTCTGTTTCGTACTGAGAAACCACTTTCCCATCACCCGAGTAGACATAAAGTTCGAAAACAAGCTTTTTGGTCGTCGTAGCTGTTTCCCATGTCGCCATAACCTGTACCGTTTCCGAATTGGTGTTAATAATCCGCAGGTTTTCAACGTTCGGAACGCGGTAGCCATTAAGCGTGTCGTTAGGAATTTCGAACACTGCGCCTTCATCCACAATGGCCTGTTTATTCGGATCATGCTGTGACGCAGTAATACTGTATACGGAATTGTTTTCTGTCTCTGCGACGCTGAGGATACGAAATAACCGAGTTGAGACGTTGCTGGTAGAGATAGCAAACACTGTTCCATCCCGCACCCATGATGGAGTCGTCTTCAGGGTTACCACGTTGTTAGCAACGCCATCAATCACGTACTTCACGAACTTACCGCTGCTCCCCATGATAGACATGGTATCGCCGCCAGCTATAAGCGATGATTCGACAGCATCAACGGTAATTTTATTGCCTGAATGTGACATAATTCTGCCGCCGAGCCGCGCGCCAGCATAGTTGTTGTCCATGACTTCAACGATATCACCCGGCGTGAAGTGGATGGCATCCCGAGCCATCTGGAAAGACAGTCTGCTGCTTTCACGCTTTGCTGTTTCCAGCAACCATTTACCGGCTCGCCATGCCTGGCCGCGTGAGGTACAGCCGAACGCCTCAAGGGTGGTTTCGTTGTAGTTCCCGCGGGCGATCATATCATCGTCGGAAACATACTCTTTTACCTGCTCCCAGCCGTTATCCGGGTCAGTCCAGGACACAACAACGGCATTGTATTTCTCTGAACGCTTCACGGAGCTGCGCTTAAACTCGCCATCAACTACGTTAGCATTCGTGATTGTCGCAATTGGGTCTTGTGGCGCGTCCAGCATTACTGAAAGACGCATACCGTCCCACAATGCAATTCCACGGAACATACTCGCTATCTTGTCGAGAATGTCACGCGCACTCGCCTGCTCGGTAATATAGGCATTCAGCGTCATCCTTGGTTCCTGCCCGCCGTAGCCATCATTAACAAGCTGATCGCAATACCGTGAGAGAACATAGAGTGCGCCATCGTCAACATCGATGTATCCGGCGCGTTTCGCCAGGCCAAATCGGGTATTTTTCGCCAGTTCACGGAACAGCCAGGCGGGATTATTAGTCCAGGCTTTTTTAAATCCGCCAGTCCACAGCCCAGAGTAGGTGCGCGTCAGTGGATTATAGTTGTCAGGAACGTCAACAATCAGGCCGCGAAGATGATATGTGCGACTCGGGGTATCGGTGTACTGGTCACGGTCGATAACTGCACCCGCAATAGCGGAGAACGGATAGTTCAGGTTATCGTCGGTGATCTCGCTGTAGCTGTTCCAGATGGTACCGTTTGACAGCAAATCACTGGTGCTGTCCGGCGTAATTCGACGCACTCGGATATCGAACGGTTTAGTTTCCGGCGCGTCAATCAGGTGCGCCTCAAGATACTCACCGGATATTTTACCTGTAATTGTGACGGTCTTTACTATTGCCCACCCGCTAGCTCCAGTTCTGGTCTCCAGAACCAAAGTGACTGAAGTGTTCTTCTGGTTCCCCTTTTTGTCCTGCTCTACCAGTCCGGTGACACCAACGTTGAAACGAACTCGGGTTACATCCTGATCCGTAATGGTGCGTACCAGCGGGGTATCGTAAGTGACCTCAGTGTTAACAATGGTCGTCGCTTCGATTGCAGAGAAACCGTTGATTGGCGACTGCGTTTCAGAACCCGGCCTCCATGCCACGCTGACTCCGTTAACGCTGACGTTTCCGTTGGCGTCAGTAACCGGCGTTTTGTTCAATTTGAATGAAGACAGATGTGACTGATCAATCGGTCCGTAAATCGGACCCTCACTGATAAGGTCAAGCACCCGGTAAAATTGTTTTGACTTGAGGTTATCGTCGAGGAGTTTCGGGGTTGATGCTTTACCGCCGCCTGAAGACATAGCGCCACCTTAGCTAATTGATTCTGTCCAGTCCTGGTTGTTACTTGTGTCAATACCGAGAGAAATGACGTTCGAACCGACTTCCATTTCCCCGAGAAGGATTGGCACCGGACGCCCTTGCCCGACACGGTTTTCCGCACTGGTAAATGAGTTGTTCGTTAGCGTGTTTGTCTCAGCCGCTTCCGCTGACGTTTTGGTTTTCATGTTGCGTGACATGTAGACCGAGTACGCAATTGACGCCACGCTGACGGCAACCGCAATCCATGCCGCAGCAGCGGCAGTGAGAGCGCCTTCAACTACCGGCACAAACAGGACTACAGAACCATCTTTCAGGTGGCGATCCAGATGCCATTGCATAGCCGATGTCTCAACATCCTCACCCGCTATTCGGATCCGAAGTTTTGTATTGAGGAATGCTTTTTTGAATTCGTGATTCTGGGCAAGAAGCAGACGCAGTCCCTGCGCCGGCGTGTCTACGTTCAGAGAGATTTGGCGGTAAAATCGGCGTAAATTGCCCGCAAATTTAAAGATGAGCACTGTTCATGTCTCCATATGGAATGCGTCTGCTTGATGTATGCCGGTCGCATTTGTTCTCGTCTGCTGAGGTGTCCGGCATGGTCATGGTGAAGCACCAGGTTGTCATGAAGGAGAATCATTGAGTGGCATGGGTCGGCGCCGGAGAATGGCTGCCTGATAATGACGTCGCCTGGCCTGGCATCCTGCATAGATACCTGATAGAACCCGTTGTCCGGCATGTTAGCCAGATAGAGATTCTCTCCCCGCAGCCACCATCCGTTAGTGCGCTCAAAATCAGGCAGGTCGATTCCGCAAAGGTGGTATGCGTCCCGAAAGAGCGTGTAGCAGTCCATGATGCCGTGCTCGAACTTGCGCCCCAGCAGGTGTGGCACAGGCCTGTATTTCCTGAGCTCTCCGTCAGATGCCAGCCACCATGACAGACCGGTCATAACCTGCGTCTGCCGGTCAGCACCTGAAAGCGCTGGCTGGCTTTGCGGGTGCGAATGGAAGACCGCTGTAATCTCCCCTTCTTCCTCCGCCGCAAGCCAGTCATCGTCACTTATGCGGAAATGATGCCATGGCTCTGGATGCACATTCCGACAGCGAAACACTCGCTCGTCGTTCAGGATTAGCGCGCACACTTCATCCTGCGACGATGCCGCATAATCGAGTAATTCTTGCATCAGGAGACCTTTTGAGAGCCGGGGAAACTGCTGATTGGCATTGGTTCCGGTCGCGGATAACGGAAGCGGCAGCCGCTACGACGGTGGGAACATTTGTCCTTCGCGGGGTCGGTGGTTGGGTTGTCGCGTTCATCTGCAACAGGCGGCCCGTCATACCCGCACCCCACGCCGCGATACTGCCACTGGCAAACGTCGGCGAGAATGGTGCGGGCCGGGATAATGGCGTTATCGCAGTCAATCGGTGTCGCCAGCGTGTATGTCACCTGCTCGAAAGTCTCCTCTGTCATCTCCTCGACAACGTAGCGGGACACCGCCTCTTGTGTCGGATCGGCGTCAGGGTTCCCGTTCGGGAAATTTACCGCGTCCAGGTGCTTCACCGGAACCTGTCTTCGGGTGATCACCACCCCAAGCATGTCGTCGAAGTCATGGTTTATGCCCGTCAGTAAACCCGTGACGTTCGCCACCACCATTGTTGGCCGGGCATATGTGCCTTCGTTCTTTGACTCGAACCCTTCGACTGCTATCGGGTATGCCTGATACTGATTCCCCTTCCAGATCACATTTCCGTAATATCCATTGGTGCCGGAATGGAACCGGATAAGGTCTCCGCCAAAGGGCTGGAGGTCTGCTTCGAAAAGGTCAATGAAAGCGCCTACTCCGGCATCGACGCTATCGATAATTAAATTCACTGGTATGTCGCGCACGGCAAACTCCCATAAAAAAAGCCACCTTGCGGTGGCTACTGTGTACTTATCAGGGTGTTACTAAATAATATCCCCGGTTAAAGTTAGTGATTCAGCCCGTCAGTGGTGGGACACTGGCGTACTCAATAAAGAGGGAATGGCTGATCACCTCTTAACGAAGGAATAATATGACCAAATACAAGTTTGAAGACGTTGATACCAGCTCTTCGCCTAACGCAGAAGACATAGCGTATGCTCTCATGGCTGCATTTGGAGCGCTCGCTTCAACCGTTGTCGGAGGGGATAAGGAAAAGCAGGCTGAGTTGTTCAGAAAATTCGATCAGGAATTGACGCACAATGAAGGGGCAAGTAGCTATATTGAGCTTGCCCGGATTGCACAGGCTACGAAATTTTCCCTAACCGGACCGCAGTAATACCATCAGCTTTTTTAATTTCAAGCGCGGCTCTTTCTTGGGCCGCATTTAACACACCACCAGGGCGGCAGGCGCTCGCAATTTTTTCGGATGCTATTTTACGCATAGCCTCGCTCATTTCACCGGTAGTTTTCTGCTGAGCAGCCATATTTGCAATAGCCATTTCCAGCGCTTCAACGCGTTGTTCCAAAGTCATAATTATCCCCTTATCGTGGTACCTGTTCAAACGTTGCCGTCAGTTCAAATAGCGGCCCCGTCTTTGTTAAACTCCAGGATCGACAGACAAACAACTTCTGTACTCCCGTATCAGATGGCGTCCAGTAGAACACCTCTACCGCCCCTCTGGCTTTAAGGAAAGCATTGGCCTCCTTAGCCGCATTTGGCCGGTTACAGCTCCCGTCTACTCCCTTAAACGTCAGAGAGTATTTATCCATTAGCGGGTTGATGCCCTTGGTCTGTCGCTGTTCGTAGCCGTCGCCCAACTTCACCACGGCAACATTAGGCGTTCGCTCTACCGAGTAGCCATTCTGCGGTGTCCATGTGAATGTTTCTGTCATGACTTTCGCCTCCCTTGCAATAAACCGCCCGGGCGCGTGCTCTGATCTACCATCATTTTCAGCATGTCGTTGTTCCACGCCTTCCGAAGTCGCGCTATTTCCTCGTCTCCCACACCACCAGTAGTATTTATAACCAGGTTCATTACAGGATTGAATGAAGATCCTCCACTACCGCCACCCTGCATATCCCGGTTGCTAATCACCCTACCGTTGTCACCGGGGATCATGTACTGGCTGCCGTTGTTAGCCTGGTAGATTTCCGGCTTCCCGCCTTCACCCACTCGGTACATTGAGCTGGCGCTGACGGGTCCGCCGTGCTCGCGGGCGCCAGCAACCGCCATCCCTTTGGCTGCCAGGAGTGAGCCAGCATAGGCCGTCTGACCAACAGCAGCAGCACTCCCCATTGTTGCAATAGAAGCACTCATTGCCGCAGGAGCCCATGCCGAAGCAGCAACAGTGGCCTGAGCCATCGTGGATGCAAGTGATGCAGTCGCAGCGGCCTGCCCCATTAACTGACTCTTGGCCCACTCGATCCCCATCTGAACCAGACTACCGACAACGCTGTTGAGAATTGTCGTGCCAATGTTGGCGAAGGACTCCTGCAGGCTTTGGGTGCCGTTAATCAGACCGGTAATGGCATTAGTTGCGCCACTCTGAAGGGAGTCTACAGCGTCAGCCATGAGCTGGTTGGTGGTGCTCTGATTGCGATAGATTTCCCATTGGGCAGCGATACGGGCCTGCTCGTATTGTGTATTGGCAGCATTCATCAGTTCGAGGCCACGTTGAGTGATTTGGCCCTTTTGCGTTTCAAACTGTTGAATGAGAGCCAATTGCTGGGCATGCTGGTTTTCCAGCTGCTGAACAGGATCAATCTCACCCAAGGCTGATTGTTGCGGAGTAACAACCTGTTGAGCTCGAATCTTAGCCAGATTTACCTGGTGATTTTCCTCCAAACGTTCGGCAGTTTTATTGTACTGATCCTGGTTAATCTTCTTGGCTGCCAAGGCTGTTTTAAGGTCCTCAACATCCTGCTTATAGCTGGCGTTTTCGCGCGCTTCTGGCAGCAGTTTCTCAGCTGCAGCCTGCGCTTTGATTGCATTGGCCGTATCCCATTTTGCTGCAGCATACTGGCGGGCCTCTGCGATCTGGGCCTGAGTCGCGCCTTTCCCAATAGATTGCTCGGCATTGAGCATGGCCTGCTCGCGGCTTAGCTCTTGCGTCGAACCGGCAGCCAGCTCTGATTGCTGTTTGAGATTAGCCAGTTTCTGAGCAATGGATTCAGCCTGCGAGGCGGAGGTCTTGCCCTCTTTGTTGCTCTCTTTCCGCGCCTCGGTAACCCGATAGGTTTCTGCGTATTCATCCTGAAGAGCTTTGATGCGCTTCTGATCTGTGATGCCAGCGTCTGCTGCATCATATTGAGCCTGCAGCCTGGCTCTGGCTTCGCCCTCAAGCTTGGCTAGCGCCAGGCGGCGCTCTGAGTTTTGCACCAATTTTTTGGTAGCCGCATCGTCACCTTTGGTGCCTGGGGAGTTGAACTGGTTATTGTCTGCGTCCTTTGACGCCTTAGCGCGGATGTGCGCAATCTCGCCTTCAACTTGTTTGAGTTGGAAAGCAGCTTGAGCCCTTCGCTGTTGAAATATAGTGTCCGACTCATACCAGCGCTGACCATCTTTAATCTCTTCGTTAAGTTCCTGCTGAAGCTTAATCAGCTTCGGCATGCGGGATGAATCACCAACGTTATTGTTGTAGTAGTTAAGGTTGTCAGCGACGCTCTGCATTAATCCTGCAAGCGTGGATGTAAGCCCAATCGCTTGGTTAAGATCATTAATCGCGTTTCTGAATGCAACATCCAGACTATTCTTCGCTCGATCAACGTTGACCGGCATTTTTTCAAACTCAGCGTTTACATACTCAGTTTGCTTTTGAATGGCATTAAGTGCGTCTTGAGCGGTCAACTTCCCGTCGAGCATTTTTTGACGTAATTGGTCAGTGGAAATACCAAGGCCCGCAGCCATCTGCCTAGCCAGTTCAGGCATTTGCTCAACAATTGAGTTAAATTCTTCGGCTTGGATAGTCCCTCTTGACATGGATTGCCCAAACTGACGTAAAGCATTAGACATTTCTTCAGCCGAAGACCCACCAATCGTCCCTATCTTTTGTAGAGTTGAGGTTAGTTGCAGGATCTGCGAGTTTGTGGCGCCAGTGCTTTTCAGAGAGGTGGTTAATGATTCCCACAACTTCTCAGTTTCTGCCAAGCTGCCACCTGTCTCTGATGCAATGGCAGACAGCGAAGACATGCTCTCCTTAGCAACATCAACACTTGGACTTAAGCGCGTCACTCTCGCTTGGAGAGTTGCCATTTCATCGCCGATAGCAATCAACTTCTTTGCTGTATCAATAGTAATGGCAGATGCAATTGCGATACCGACCTTATTTAACGCACCCTCAAAGCGACTAACTGACGCCGAAGCCCGGTCGAAATTGCCCCCCATCTTATCAAGGCGATCATTTACTTTCCGCTGAGCCTCAATGAGTTCGGCCACATCCATCTGAACTTGGTAAACGATATTGCCAACCTGCTCGTTGCTAGCCATTCTTGTCTCCGGGCATAAAAAAACCCGCCGGAGCGGGTTTATATGATATTTAAGGAATCAAATCTTGCCTTGAACCTTATATTCCAAATATTTTAGTTTTGAGGAAAATCCCGAATCAATTTTATTGCCGACTGATTCAATCGTCACATCAACGGAAGGCAAAGAATTACCATCAATTATTACAGACTCAAGAGATACCCAATCCTTGCTGAAAATGCTGTATTCGCATTTCCCCAAACCTTTAAGTTGTACTCCAAAAGCATTACTCGCATTGAAATCTACAAATATTTCGGCGCTTTTAAGTGTAAAAAGCCCGTTTCTCACCCCTTCGCGCAAAGCATCCGTCTGGAGGCTATCAATCTTCTTGTCACGCTCTTCGCCAGAAAGCTCTTTAGAGCTGATGAGAGCCTTCTCCATCGAATAGGATGCTGGTGATTTCATTCTTGATTTGATGATTGAGTTACATGCATCAGTCATTGCTGCATTCTGAGCGTCCTGACCCGGAACCAATGCGATTGCCGCAACAGAACAAACCAAAAGAATTACCACACCATAAACAATCAACTTCTTCATATCCCTATTCCCCCATTGTTAAAAATGAATATCCTACCCAGGAATAGCACAGGCGCAACGGCAAACGCTGATTTATTGATCTCAATCGACCGGGAACGGGAAAACCCGCAGTTAAGCGGGTTAGAATTACTCTCGGTTTAAACGGGGTTGTTAGGCCACGTCAGCACCATGGATCAGGTGGCGTAGCGCCTTCACGCCCTCAGCGTTGTAGCGGAACGCCTCAACCTGCTTGCTGGAGTGAGCCGACTTGTCCAGGAAGAACTTGCCGTGAAGCTCCGTTTTGAGGTTATTGGCATTGGCAATGCGCCCGATCTTCTGAGCAGACACCCCAAGCATCTCGCCAACCTCGCCAGCCGTATGGTAATGCTCCTCAATGACCGGAAGCGGAATGGCGTCATAACCGATCAGCGGATTAATCAGCGAGGCCGCCAGCGTCTGATGCGCCATTGGGTCAAGGCGCGGCAGCAGAGACATAATCTCACGGGCGTTGGCGATGTTCTTTTCCAGGGCCTGCGCTTTCAGCTGATCAGCTTTTGCCAGGCGGTACTCGGTGATGCCCGATTGGCTTTTCGGCATTGCCGGGATCGCCTGCATATCTTCCAGCTTATCGACCAGAGAGCGGCGAACAGCTTTAGATTCGCGCGCGGCCACGCGAAGAGCCTGCTTAATGGACATCGTAATGACTTCAATATCCTGACCATTCTTACGACCTACACTTTTTGTGTAGGTCTCACCCTCAAGTTCATCAATCACCTTTTCAATGAACTTGTTATTACGGACAGCTGGTTCCCCACACTGCTTACGAGCGGCATTGACCATCTCCAGAAGATACTGGCTGTCAATAGTTTTTTCGGTGACAACAGAACCGTTAACTGCTAAATTCATCTTAGTCATAGACGTTCCTACACGTTGTTAGACCTCAGTGAACCGCCAGTCCTACCTGGCGGTTTTTCTTTTGCGCCATCCCATGCGCCCATCAGTGGATCATCCCCTTCTCTTTTGCTGCCTTCGCTAACCCGGAATTCAAACCGTAGGTAATAGAGGCAAGTACTTTAATGCGCTCATTCAAGCTGTTCGCCAACGGAGAGCCTACCAGGCTCAGTGAAGGCCTGATCTCTTCACACCAATGCTGATAAATGAACTCTGCATAATCGAGTGCCACCTTTGCATTGTGTGCATGTATCTCGAAATTGAATGCCGGGCTGACATTGCCATTCGCCAATTCACGATCCAGAACATCCAGCACCCAGCGTCGGAACTCTTTTGCCTTTGGCGTTGAGGCAAACATTGCAACCAAGTGAGCGCCTCGCAGCGAGAAAAACCTCACAACCATCTCCACTGCGCCAGTTTTCCTAACGACCCTCTCCCTGAGGGTCGTTGACATATTGGCTGCAAATTCATCGCTGTAACGGCTATAAATTTGAGTAACCGCGTCGGTTTTCTTATAACCAAGAGCTTTAGCCAGATCAGATGATGAAAACCAAAGGTTTCCAGACCTTTCGACTGGATGAAGCTCCACGTCCTGGAATCGGAAATCAGATGTTGCTAAACTATTCATGTCAGTTACCTCGTACGTTTCTGGCAAATGGGGCTCAGGCAGTTACAGCTGTCTGGGCCCTAACTTTTTTGTAATTTCGCAAGTTCATGAAGCTGGTTGAGCGAATTGATAAAAGCTGCGGAGCTGGCCTCTTTTGCTTCTATTTCTTCCATTGAGAACGTAGTTTTAATTTCCATCCCCATTACCACAGCCAATGCCTCCTCAAAAGTGACGTTAAAAAACTCACCGTCACGCTCTTTCCCCTCCAAAAACGCCAACACTTTCTTCTCGTTTTCTTTGTAATTGATATGAGAAACACTTAACCAAAGATGATCCAGGGTGACTTCGGTAGAACGAAGCCCCCGCTGCAAGCTTTTCATTCTTGAAGCTGGCTCAGCAGTGCTGCCGATCTTGGTGTACCCATTCGATAACTTCAAAACATAGATATATCCACGCTCAAACTTGTTGGTCTTTGGTGCCTTTTGTCTGTTGATAAAACCCGCATAACCGACATAACTGGCTTCCATTTTCTCAAGCATTGTTGCGATCCTCCCGCAGGCTTTTGGCGAGACGCTGTACAATCGCTGAATTAATAGAAATACCATCCATCTCAGCCTGACGGCGAATATCCTCTTTCATACGCTCAGGCAGGCGAAGCTGAAAGCTGTCGTTCTTGCGTCCGGCATAAAGCAGATCTTGCATTTGCTATCCCCTTTGTCGTTAATGACATCATTTTGATGCCTGACACCATTATGATGTCATTGTGGATGATGTCAATATGATGCTACATTGTTTTTTGTGAAAACCCGATGAGCTGTTGAAATGACTGACAAAGAAAATCCAAACTTTATTGAGCGCTTTACGGTCAGAATGCCAGATGGAATGCGTGAAGCCATCGCTCTGAGGGCAAAGAAAAATGGCCGCTCGATGAACTCAGAGATCATCCAGATACTCCACGACTCTCTTGTAGGGAGCACCTTAAACATGGATGCCGAATTTCTTAAGGTGTTTAATGAGGTCACTCACTTGCAGCCTGAAACAATCGAAGAGTTTGACGCCGTAAATGAAAAGGTTGACTGGCTTATAGATAAGTTAATGGAAAAAATTGATCGGGAAAGCGCTAACGTCAGAGCTCTTCTTCAAGCCAAAAAAAATCTGTCCAATAAAAAGCCCACCTGAGTGGGCTACTTCTGCTTAGCCCTTCTCGCCGCCTGCTTCGCCAGGTAGTCATCAGCAACCGCGTCGTACTCTTCGCGGGTGAAGCCCTTCTGATCGGGGTATTTAGCAGCGAGTAGCAACTGAAATTTCGTCATTGTCAGGCTGGCTGCCTCCGCTTCACTCATACCAAAGTGCGCTTGTGCGGCCACGATGTAATCGATCGCCCGAAATTCGTTGGTGGCCTCGTTAGTTTCGTTGCGCTGCAGCTGACGAACCTTCGCTTTACCAACCACTCCATGCTGCATCAGGTGCCGGGCAAATATAATGATTTCGTCTTTTGGCATCAGGCCGGGCTGATATGCGATCGTGCCATCTTCTTCGACCCACTCACCAATAGCATCGGTAAGGTCATCATCGCAGCACGCCTGCAATACCAGCATTGACGCTAAGAGCATGTTGTCATTTGCAACGTTAAAAGACGGCGCCATCCAGTCAGGGATCACCTTAAATCCGGTTTCGCAGGTGGCCAAGAGTTTCTGGACCTCGCTTCCATGAATTTGTGCATAGATGTTAACGATCTCGCCAGGGTCACCAAGCCCCATCATTGCTGATAGCGATGGCCGCAGCAGGTAGTCCTTCCCGCCCTCCCGGCTGTCACTAATGGCTACCTCGCCAATTTCTTTCATGGCTACTACTGTCATGTTTCACCCAGGGTAACGATCATTATCAAGGGCAGCACGCCGCCCTTTGGAATGTCCGTTAGGTAACGGTAACCGTATGCACGGCCACAAAGTTTCCGTCTTCGGTGTTGATGATGATCTGCGCGCTGCCGGCGGCGACGCGGTTCACCGTGACGGTGGTGCCGGAGGCTGTAGCCGTGGCCTTGGTTGGATCGGTTGATGCAACTGTGAAATTCTTGTTGGTTGCATCAGTCGGGGCGATATTCACCGTAAACGTACTGGTGCCGCCAGCGGTACCGGTGCTGGTTGTCGGAGTAATCGTCACGCCAGTCACAGCAACCGCAGTGATTTCGTTCACTTCGATGGTGCTAGCGTCGCCGACTTTGAACTCAGTGGAGAACGTGACGATGTCGTTCGTGCCACCGTCAGAGCTCAGCGCCGTGATGTTCATGTAGCCGATGAATTCGACCGGGCCGTAGTCCATGCGCACCCAGATACCAGGCTGGCGCTTGGCCTTCAGCTCATCAGCGAAATACTTGATGAACTTGCCGACACCGTACTGATCCAGCTTGTCCTTCTTGCGCACTTCGCCCTCAAAGCTCAGGGTAAAGTCACTGTTGGTGATGATGGTCTCGACATAGCCGCCGCCGTCATCCGCATCAGAGGTAACCGAGTTCGGGTTGAAGTCGAAGCCCTTCGACGTACCAGCGGCCAGCGCCATCCACTCAGACTCAAGTGGCTTGACGTCCGGGCAGCCATCGGCGACTTCCAGCACGACCGCACCGCCGAACAGGCGCTCGTTCGAGTTCTGGCAATTAGCCATGTGAAACTCCTCTTTGACGTATAAAAAAGAAAACCCGCAGAAGCGGGTTATTTGGTTGGGGTGGCTATTCGCCGTAAGTGCAGGCGAACTGGAGTCGGAAGACTATTCGCCCTTCTTCAGTGAGCACCGGCGCGGGAATTGCGCCCATGTTCTGGATGTAGCCGACGCACTCGTCAGCCATGGGGTTTGCCTGAACGTAATCAACGATGCGCTGCACGGCATTGAGTGCGTCTTTGCGCTTGTCCTTCGCGCCGACGACGTCGACCAGGACGTGATACTCAGATCCGAGGTCAGTACGGATATTTGACCCACCGTTTGGTCTGAAGACGATTATGGCTTTAGCCAAGTCCTTCGGGTCGTCGTACATCAACTGCTGGACCGTGAAGCCGGTCGTTAGCCCGGCGTCGACGAACATGTTACGCACCCGCTCGTGCATCATAGGCGTCATAGCGAAAGCTCCTTACGCACAACATCATCTATCTCAGAGCGAGTATCCTCAAAACCTTTGGTGAGGAACTCTTTACGGGCGGTTGAGCGTCGGAATTTTTGCGGGTGATTTGGATCGTGAACGTAAACTGCGTAGTTGGCCGTGTAACCAACCCTGCCCGTCACACGAGTTCCGTTTGCGTTGATCTCCCGAAACTGACTATTCAGCAACGTTGAAGTGTCGATAGGCGTATAGAGCGCAGCCTGACCGCTACCGATAATCAACGCTGACTGAATGGCACGAACCACTTTACGTCCATGGATGTCGTCGATAATCCGGTTCAGGTTGGCTTGCGCCTGCCGAATGCCCCGCACCTTTCCACCCATAGCTACACTCCCGTAATTATCGCCCAGTCATCTTCCAGACCATCCAAGGTGTCGTTCCATCGCGTGACGTGACGCACCTCATCCGCGCCTGCGACAACAGGGTCCACCTCAGTACTGGCGCCAATCAGGATGTAATCCCCCTCATCAGCCAGAGCATATGCTGTAAAGAAAGTGTTTTTTACGACCACCTCTTTACCGAGTGAGCCAAGCTTCGCAGACAGGCCGCCAATGTAGTCGCACATAATGGTTTCTGGCGGCTCGTAAGCAGATACCGGATCGCCATACTCGTCTTTCCCGCCAGCACCCTTACGCCATATCGTGCACGGCTTGTTGTACGACCATGAAGCAGTAGACGACATCAGCCCTCCTTCCAGCGCAGCACCTTCGCACCAGTCGCCCGGATGCGCGGGCAGTTGATGAACCACTCGCCGTCCGATTTCACGTAGCCGGTAGTCTCCCGCCCGGTGTCGGTCATCACCCATACGCGTGTGAACGAGCGCGGCAGCCCTTGTTTAACTGATTTGTACGTCATCAGCAGCCTCCGACCACCATGAACAGGCCGACACTGTTACCAGCGCTGATCGGTAACTCACCGGTGCATCCGCTGGTATCGAGACGGGCCAACGAGTCGCGCAGCCAGGTAATGCTGTCGTCGCCATATTCAAACGAACGGGACGCGCCAGAAGGCGCCCCCTGCGATTTGATGCGGCGCGCGCCGGACGACGTAGCCATAAGCGCGGCAGCATACATCAGGATCAGCTTCGCGGTGCACTCGTCATACCCCACGCCATCGAGGCACGGGATGATCTTGTTGACCACGCAGAGAATCGGCTCCAGCAGCGCGCCCGGGATGGAGTAACCCAATTCACCGAGGAACGCCTGCACGTCTGCCGCTGTGATTGGGTCAGCCATGGTTATTTCGCCTTTTTCGATTTAGCGGAGGTGTCAGCCTGCTCTGCGGTTTTATCGTCAGCGCTAGGCGTGGCAACTTCAAGCTCCTGCTCTTCGACTTCGCCCACCACCGATACGCGACCAGCGAAAGCCGGTGGAACGTCAATCGCAACAAACTCATGACCTACTGGCAGTTGCTGGAATACGCCGTTAATTGTTCCCCAGCAGCCAGTCTTCTCGACCTTTAACTTTTTCATGCTCTCTCCAGTAGAGAAGGGGCCGAAGCCCCTTAACCCTGTGCGTTGAACACTTTAGAGCGACCGTTGAAATCGCGCTTGATTTGAAGACCGACAGCACTCCAGACCAGAGTGTTGTAGTTGTCGAACGGATTCTGGCGCGGGATCATGAAGGTGCCCACCGGCGCGGCAATACGCGTCTTGATGTACTGCGAATTGCGCACGTACGCGATGAAGTGGTTACCCGTCAGCTTAAAGGTCTGGTTAACAGACTCGATACGGCCGTAGCGCAGGATGTACTCCAGCACGGTGCCTTCTTTGAAGCCGGCAGCGGAGGAATATGGTTTGCTCATGTTGCGCATGATGTCAGGCGACACCCACACCTTCACCTTCTCCTGCACGTAGTTATCGTCCAGGAGCTTAGCGAACGGGCCGGTGAAGAATGCGACCATCTCGTCAGGGGTGGCGGTGGTCAGGTCGATATTCAGACCGGACGCACTCAGATCCACCTGGTTGGTGTTGGCGTGGTTGGTGATGCCTGCGCCGACATATCCTTTCACCTTCACCTTCGCATCGCCTGACAGCATGTAGTCAGCCATGTCTTCACGGATAGCCGCAACGTGCGCTTCCTGATCGTCAGCCATCGCGTCGAGGTTTTCCGACTGCATGCCGTTCCATTCACGCCATTCACGGCCGTAGCCAGTGTTGAAGATCGGGATTGGGTCACCAGCTTCGTCGTAGATGACTTTATCCAGCTCTTCCGGAACGTGGCCCGTCAGTGAGCGATGAACCTTGCCAGCGTCACTGGAAACGCGGTACAGCGCCGCCGTCTTGCCGATAGAAATCGGCGTACCGAGACCGAGCAGATCATCCAGCAGGCCGTTGCCTTCATCATTACGGAAGACTCGGGTGGTGATGTTGTCCACTTCACGCCAGTAGTCTTTGGAGATCAGCGCGGCCTGGTTAACTTCCAGCGCGCCGCCGTACTGGGCAGCAATGGTTCCCTGATTGATGTTGAAAGATTCACGCTGCATCAGCAGCTGATTCCATGCCTGCTTCACCTGATTGTGCTCGGTGATAAGCTTTTTGTTGAATACGATCATGCTCATGCGGTTGCTTTCCCTGATTTGCGAACTTTCACGAGCTGAGCTTCTGCGCCAACGGTGATTTTTTCGCGTGAATAAAAGAGGACCTGGTCGGTGGCTGGTGTGGTCGACTTGGCCAGCGTGCCGTCACCGGCAGAAACCAGACCTTCGTTTTCCAGCAACGCTTCGCCTGCTTTGACCAGCATGTGGTAATCCACATCGTCTTCGCACATGATGGCAGCGCCGGTATCACCTGCAGGAACCGAGTCGCGAATGTCACCACCGCCGATGTAGTTGTGCTGAAGAGCCAGGGCAACGCCTGCACCGCCAGCGACATTGTGAACTGCCAGTTTCCCAGTGCTGTCGAGCATCACCAGTGAGCCGGGTTTCACGGCCGCCGCCATGATTGCTTCAATAACCTGTGGGTCATTCTTACGGGCCGGGCCCGCGATTACCGTATGGAAACGAGGTGCGAGAGCCATTATTCAGGTGCCTCCATGTTAAGGATTTCACTCTGAGCGCCATTCCCCTGGAATGCAGGGTTCAGACCGATGCTGGTCTGGCACTGTGAGTATAAGTCGTTCAGCGCGTCACCGGACAGGGAGTTAACCGCTGCTTCGGTCATGAACGAGAATTTCGCTTTAACAGCGTCACGTTTGGTTTTCAGCTCGCTTTCAGCGTTCGCCTGCAGCTGAGTTTCCAGCTTGCTCAGCTTTTCGTTCAGCGGGGTGAGCGCAGCATTAACAGCAGCAGTAATCACATCAGAGTTGATCTGAGCCTGGCCCGGGTCGCCGCCACCCTCTTTCTTCTGCATCTGCTGGTTGTAGGCATCCCAGACCTGATCGTCGGTCAGCCCCTCGGTTTTAACGCCTGCGGCATTGAGCGCGGCGATCATCTTCTCTTTCATCGGGTTTGTTTCTCCGTTGGTTTTGACTTCGTACTCAGTTGGTTTGCGCACGACTTCTACTGGATCGCCGACAAGCGTTACGACCTTGTCAGAGATGAGGTACTTCTGGTCGAAGAGCTTCGGTTTGGCGTTTTCGCCATCCTCTTCGTAAACGAAATGGTCAGGCCAGACACTGACGACGTAGCGCCACTTTTTGTCGTCCTGCTTGATGGACATGCGCAGCGCCTGGTAGATGTCGTCGAAGGACATCTCTGAAGCGTTGCTGATGAAGAATTTCACCTTGTTCCACCAGCCGTCTTTCATGCTGTTGGCTGCATCGATGAGGCTCGTCGTTTCAACATCCGCCTCTTGCCCGTCAGCATTGACGAACATGCCGACGCCTTCATCCGGCGTACCGGCGCCAGGCTCATCTAGCAGGATCGCGATGTGGTCGAACTGCATGTTGTGAGCGACCCACGAGTACTTCTTCTGCTTCGACTCCCCGGCCTTTTGCTCTTTGTTCAGCAGAAGACCTGTAGAGACATGAATCGGGTCGGCGTTATTGCCGGAAATCATGTCGTCCAGGCGCTGAATAAGGCGCTTACCGTCAGGCTTGGTGTCTGCCACTGCCTTATTGACGTAAACGTCCATCACGACCTTGTCGTTGGCCTTGCTGACGTTCTGAGCCCATGCCCCGGCGTAGTAATCGTTGACCGCCTGCGGGTCGTTGGCGCTGACGTATTTACCGTTCACCATCGGGTGGCCGATCGGCATTAACTTGCGCTCCATCGTCTGGTAGCTGTTGTTAATCTCCTCCGCCGGGTACAGCCCGCCATTCATCACGATGTCATCGACGATCGGGACCGCACCACGAATGACGTAGTGTTCCTGGCCGTTGATGGTGGTCGTTGAGATGTTGGAGGCGTTGATGGCGAGGGATTTAACGTGGATGCTGGATAGCTTCACGTTGCGTCCTCTGATTTTCAGGCTGCTTTAGCCCATTGTTTACGTTCGGCTGCCAGCTTATCAGCCAGCCCTTCGTTGAAAATACTGCCGTCGTCGTTGAGCAGCACCGGAATCTGGCTGCAATAGCAGTTGTACCGGTTGCCGTTCTCGGCGTAGAAGTCTCGCACCTCTTCGGTGGTGTAGACCTTGCCGTGACGGCTGGCGTGCCAGGTGCGAGTCGTCGGCTTGAGCGCTGACAGCCACAACAATCCGGTATTCAACCCTAGCCGGTCAGCAGCCCAGTCCGTTTCGTTCCATTGTGCCTGCCGCAGCGCGCCGACCTGCTCAGTCTGAGCGATGGTCTTCGCCTTCGACATGGATACATCGAGACGCTTGCTGATGACGCTGGCCGTTTCGCGAGGATTCACGCCGCGCGCTACCGCATCGGTGATGATGTTGGTCAGGTCGCCGCGGGCGGTGTCGCTGAGGACCTTCCAGTCACTGAACGTTGTCAGCCTGGCCGCCGCCACCTGATTAAGGTGACCGGGGCTGCTTAAAAGCTGCTGGAGCGTCGTCTGGCTGGCGTACACCTGCGACTGCTGCGAGAGGTTGTTGAATGCCTCCAGCGTGCCGCGCTGCGCCTCAGCGACGACGTAATCCATCGCCCAGAGGTTTTGCTCGCCGCCCTCCAGCAGATGGTCATCGAGAATAGCCTGCACCGCTTCCAGCAGGTCAGCCAGTTCCTGCGACGACATGTCGTAGATGAACTTGCCGGCGTTTACCTGGTAGATCCGCACATCCTCGCCGTGGTCGTGGCAGAGAAAGTGCCAGTTATGGCTGTTAACCTCGCGCTCACGCCCGGTAAGGCGCTGGTCGAACAAGGCTTTCAGCGCGCGCTTGATGCCGAGATATCGTTCTTCGATATCCCGGAACATCGCGGCAACCTGCTTTGCCGATCGGGTCGGGTCAACCTTGCTGCGCGGAACTATCGGCAGCCCCGCCTTTGCCATCTGTTCTGGTGCCATCGGCCAGTGGATCATCGGTTGTCACCTTATCGTCCGGGTTAGGCGGTTCTTTTGGCTCTGGCAGCGGGTCGAGCCCAACAATCTCGCGCAACTCATTGGCAGTAAATGGCGGTTCGCCACCGTAGAAGCCAGATGTTTTCTGCACGATGTCGGCCAGTTTCGAAGCGTTCTCGATCTTCTCCTTCTCGCCTGGCGCCAGCAGGTCGCTCCAAGAGATTGTGACCTCACCTTTGGTTGGAGGGTCAATGATGCCAAGCGTCCAGAAGCGCTCAAGCAGCGCAGTGATGCGGTCTGTCAGGAAGCCATTACGCCGCGTGTTGCGTCGGATAGCCCAGTCCGTTTTATCCTCATCGCTCGCCAGTCTCCCGGTCTGCTGACCGAACAGGATGGTGAACGGGATCTGTACGGAGGCGGCCAGTTCATTCGCCGTGACTTCCCATGTCGGCCCCGGGTCTCCGGGTGTAACGCTCAGAACATGCATCTGACCGGCCTGCATTACGGCCGCCGCATCAGTACCACGGTTAAGCTTGTTGACCTTGTCGCCCATCGCTTCGCCGAGATCGGCATAGCCAGCCTTCTTAGCCTGTTCTGCCAGCGTGGCCATGTCGGTTTCTTTGCTGAACTCGACGGCGATCTGGCGACTGGCGTTCTTCAGGAAACCCTCAGCGCCACCACCAGATACTTTCTCAAGGTCGAGGCCCTTGTTGTAGCCAGCTTCCAGCAGCGGGATGCCGGACAGCACATTGTCGTCTTCAGAACCTTCGCAGAACAGGATTACGCGGCTCGGGTGTACCGGTTCGCCGCGCAGCGGGCCGACAAAAGGCTCATCACCGACCGGCTGCTCGTTGAAGTTGAACATCTTCGGCTGGCCGAACGTTTCAGACTGACGGTCGTTATCCCATTCGGCGACTGTTAACTGCGGCTCCCATACCGGGATAAGTTTTACAAGCGCTGACTCGCCGAGTCGTTTTACTAAAGCAGTATCGACCTCCTGATCCCAGTTCCGATTGTCTTTCACCTGAAGAAGCAGCGCTGAATAAAGCCCTACCATATTGCGGCGATCTGCATCCTTCACCTTCGGCCACAACTTCTTCATGAACTTGGTGACTTTCTTTTCCCAGGCGTTTGTATTCTTCGCCTCCTGAGCTTCATCACCGTCAACAATGACCGGATAGTCTTGCCAGCAACCATCCAGCAGACGATGCACCACAGCGAAGCCAGCGGCGTTGCGGCGGTACATGTTGTAGAAGTCGTTGAAGGTGATCGTGCGCGGGTAGCCAAATTCCTGGTAAAGCGTCGGGCGCTTCGTGTTCCCGCCACCGATGCCGATGGCATTCAGGTAATTTGCTCGCCTCATTTCAGTGGCGAGGTTATTCACAGCCAGTTGAAGGCCGTTATCTTGTTCGCTCACTGGCGATGCTCCTTAGAAGAATACTGTGCCGACCTGCTTGCGGTTGTTCTTCGTCACAGCGAAGTAACGGAAGCTATCGGCACCGTGCGAAGTGGCGTCATGGAGAGGTTTGTCTTTCCAGCAGCCGCGCTTGTCGTCCCACTCCTTCCGGTAGCCCTCAAGGTGAGAGATACCTTCTGAGCATTTCTCCTCATCAAATACGCATTTCGGGAGGATTTCACGCGCCGACTCAATGCCGGTATCGATGCCAGCTTTTGGCACCACTTTGAAATTCAGTGAGTACATCTGACCGTCGATTTCGTAACCCTCGCGCGCCAGCTCTTTGCGTGACTTAGCATCAGCGGCAAACTCGCGGTTCTCGATGTCGTGCGGACCCCAGTGTTCGCCGTACTCATAGCCCCTGTCCTTCAGCACCTTCATGTAGTGCCTCAGGCCCTCTCCAGAGTTTTCGTAGTAGTCGATGATGTGGAACTCGTTACCAACCTCACGAACGAACCAGATAGCCGTAGAGTCGCCCACACCGATATCCCAGAATGTATGAACTGGCAGGTGTGAGTTATCCGGGATATGCCCGATCCGCTTGTTGGTATAGAGCCAGCGGAACTGCTTGGCGTAGTACGCGCCCTCGACCGACTGCTGGAATGCCTCGGCCGGAATGGTCGGGTATTCGCGCTTCATGTCGTCGCCGAGCGTTTTCTCTTTGGCGTAGTACCAGGCTTTCTGGCGGTCGTTAATGACCACGCCGTGCTTCGCTTCCATCTCAGCGAAGTATTCAATCAGGCGCACCGGCAGTGCTTCGACAGTGTCGATTGCGTACTGCGGATTCTTCCACCAGGAGAAGAAGAAGAACTTCCAGTCCAGCGCGGATAAGGGCTTTCCCTGCAGCAACGCTTTCTCTGCCGTCTGGCAGTAATCGAAGAAGTAACCCGCCCGGCCCTCTGCCGTGCTCTCGATAGTAGCGAAGCATCCTGTCGATACTGCCTCAAACGCACCAGTGACGATTTCACGGGCTTTGTCTGGATACTTGGCGCATATCTTCCCGAACTCTGAAACGTGCAGGTAACGCAGCGTACCGCCACGAAATGACGTGCTTACGTAGAGCGATCCGCCCTTCTTAAAGACGAGCTCACCGGAAGAGTCGTTGCTCGCCGGGTTGGCCGCCTTTATCTCTTCCGGCAGCTTGTCGTATGCGTACTTCACCTTTTCTCGGAACAGCCGCTTTGCGTCATTCAGCGTGTGGGCAATCAGCGCGCACTTCGCCGACTCAAACAGGGCCGCGTCGAGCTGGATTATGCACACCTCTGTGGTGAAACCGAGCTGACGAGCTTTAAGGATGATGTTTCGGGTGTGAATCCCCTCGAAGTATTCCCGCTGTTCAGGCGTCATCCTGAAGCGCGTTGGCTTACCCTCTTTGTCGGTGATCCAGTAGAGATTATTCAGCCGCCAGTCTTTATCGGACAGCAGTTTTAGGTGCTCAGGTTTCATTACGCCCCCTGAGACAGTGAATCCATCAGGTCTGAAATCGAATCAACTACGTGCTCAGTTTTTACCTGCTCACGGAATGCCTGGACGTCGATATGCTTACCAATCAGTTCGAGGTTCTTAACCTTATCAGGCCACTTAATCTTCTTGAGCAGTGCGGCGGTGTTTCCCTCGGCTGACATCTCGACGACATCCAGCCCGGATAATGTCGTCCTCCAGACCTTCGGCCACTGAGACACCGGCTTCAACTCTCCGGTCGAGGTCAGGATGTCCAGCACGTCCATCTGATCAATCTCAACGAGACGATTCAGGACGTATGTCGCATTTATACCAACCAGATCATTGCGTTGCGCTTTAAGTTCGGCAATTCTGGACTGGATGTCAGGTTTTGACAGGTTTTCGGACGCGGTGCGGTTCGCTGTCTTTGCGCTGTACCCCGCCCGAATAGCCGCTTGCGTGGCGTTTAAATCGATGAGGTACTCGCGACAGAACATTTCTTGCTTGTCGGTGAGTGCCATGGGAAATCTCATTTCAAGGAGTTTTTTTATGAGCAGCAAAGCTAAGTACGCCGCTGGAGATATAGTTACTCTTAAATCCGGTGGTCCTGATATGACGATCAAAGATGTTATTTTGCCATCTCAATATGGAGAGAAATTACTTTCTTACAGATGCCAATGGTTCGCAGGGAAGAAACTTGATAGTGGCGTTTTCCCAGAAGTTTCGTTAATGGTCCCATCCCCAAAGCCGTAAACCCAAACACACCAAAGCTATCTGTCTCGGACGTTTCATCTTGGATGATGTTTAACCTTCAGTCATCCACGTGTCTTTACCAACAAGATGTTGTCGACTATCTCGTTAAACATAACAACGAGCAGCATCTCAAGGAAAATGCTGACGGTAACCAAGCACTATCAACCAAAGTGATTAATAAGTTTCGAGCTGATAGCGGTGAAAATGTCGTTTGGGTTAAACCTGAAAAATACTGGCGTTACCGCGTCCCTGAGGATGAAGAAGGTCGAGAGGCTCGCGGTTAATACACAGGGCGTTCATTCGCCCTTTTCTTCGATACTCTCTTCCAATGGCGTGAACTGAACGCGCTTTACATCGGCAGGAGCGAAATACAACCACTGGCCCGTCTCGGTTGCCAGCGGCACAAATCCGTTAACCAACTCAGGCTGACGACGAGTCATCTTGCCCGTGAAGGTTTCGCCCGTCTGGGTGGTTAGCGTGATTTGGTAGATGTCGGACATGATTACCTCTTTGCCTTGTCGCAGCTGTTGCCCTGCTTCTCAGAAGTGCTTAGCCACTTACGGCTTACCCGTCAGCAAGATGTGATCACCATCCTTGCGGGGTTACACAGATCATTATCGAAGCCCCTCGGTGAAGAGCTTCTGTAATGAAGAACCGTTGTGAAAGTGGCTCTCTAAAACCACATATTTGTGGTTATGCAGCCAGGCGGTGCTGTTCTTCGATAAGCGGCTGGCGGTGATTACGCTCGAACATACCGCGCAGCACTTCTTTGCGTTGTTCGAAGTCCCACCCCATGCTGATAAACACGGTGTTAGCACGCTGTAGCTCGGTGATGCAGTGAATTTGTTCCGGCGTCAGGTAGTCGCGGATCGGCTCTTTCTTCCCGATTTCGTGATGCACGCGGAACTTGGCCGCCGTCATGCCCAGCGCCAGCCTGTTAATCAGGTCAGCCTCATTGGAGAAATGATGCGGTGCAATCTGCTTACCCTGAGCCTCTCGCTCATGTTTAATGGCGTCTGTCATAGGCTTGTATTCCAGGCGCGCCGAGTTGCGATCCATCTTCTTCTTTGCCAGCGCGCTGCGCATCGTGAAGAATTCAGCCACCAGGCGCTTCTTGAAAGCCCGGACAACTTCGTTGTTTCGCATGTATGTGATCAGCAGCGTGGTTTGCTGCTCGTTTAACAGTGCCACCCTTTGTTTTTGCTTGCCGCCCTTTGTGTCCAGGGTGCGGATTTCAAATCCGACCCCTCCAAACTCTTCAAGGTCACTTTTGTTACGGTCAACCAGCTTGATGATGGTGTCATGGTCTCGCCCAACACCTTCGGCGATGGCGGCAGTATTGGTTACCAGGTCGAGTTTCTTGATTTCAACTAATTGCATGGCGTTTTTACCTTTTAGAAAGTGAGCCTGTCTCACAGAAAAGCCGCCCGAGAGAGGTCGCCACCTATAACGGCTTTTCTCAGGCTCGCTTACTGAAAGGCTCTCGTTGATGTGCGCGTGAGATGCGCATAAAAAAGCCCCGCAGTAAGCGAGGCTTGATTAAATCATTTATATTCAGATAGATATAGCTAGCCAATTAATAGCAATGAGTACGTTTGAATAGCCATGAATAGACATGACCATTCGAAAATATTTTTACTTTAGGCACTGATCTTTGATGTAGTCCTGCATGCCGCGAATCATTTTGTCAGCTGTTGCGATTCCGTCCCGGTGATCGAAATAATTCCGTCGAGCGTCTGGAGTAAGTTCGGGGGCTCCTGCATCATCCACGCCGGTGGCGGAGGTGGCTTTTGGCACTCCAGGGCAGGTTGCGGCGATGCGCAGCCGTTTAGCGCCAGAATCGACATCCCGACGCAGATCGTTAATGGTTTTTTTCGCATCGGACAATTCCTTCGTGTATTTGGCATCCAACTCAGCAACATCACGCTGGCGCACCTGCATATCTTTGATGGTGGCGTTAGCCAGTCTTAGGTTCTTGGTGGCTTTATCGCGCTGGTCTTTGTAGGTAATGGCGTTATCGCGGTAGTGGTTCACGAAGAACGCCAGCACGCCGATTAACGCTATCACCAGCAACTGCAACCAGTAACGCTTTGCCAGCGTGCCAATCATGACAGGAACAGAGCGCGCTCCGCCTCACGCCGACGGGTCAGCCCATTCAGGACTTTGCCACCAGCTTTATTCCAGCGCAGGAACTCATCGGCAGCTCCAGCGTAATCACCGACGTTGAGTTTTCGCAGGAGAGTGGATGTAGATAAAGACCGGGCACCGAGGTTATACGTGAACGACACCAGAGCATCGAATTGCCCCTGAGTCAGGCCGACTTTAACCAGGCGAGACACGTCGCTTTCGTAGCTGACCAGTCCAGTTTTCAGCAGGCGCTCTGCTGTTTCCTGCTTAATCGTCATCCCGGCGCGGATTGGTTTCCCGTCGACAGGCTGAGTCCATCCGTATCCGATCGTCCACACTCCGACGCTGTCCTGGTACGCGGTGAGCTTGCAGCCTTCGAACTGCTTGATCAGGGCAATGCCTTTATCACTGGTTTGCATTCTTCATCCCCGTCAGGCGTTCCCAGAAGTACGTCAGTGCCACGGAGCCCATCGCCCCGCTAATGCCTGACGTAACCAGAATCATGTAAAGGCTCAGCCCACTTTCTACGCTGATTAGGCCACCAATGAGACCGGTAAAGCCGGACACTGCAATTTGTGCCAGCGCATTAATCCAGCTCCAGGTGGCTTTGTTCTGCTTAACGTCAATAAGGTATCGGACCAGGCCGCCCCAGCATGACAGAGCAAGGACAATCAGCCATGACACTCCGGCAATGCTTTCTTTATCTTGCATACGTTTAGCCATATCACCTCCGAAAGAACGGGGTGCTGTTTGTGTAGTAGGAATGGCCGTCAGACACGATAGCTACGGGGCATCTGGAATTGATTGTCTGTGGCCGAAATAAAAAAGCCCGCGACAGGCGGGCAATATGGGGGTAATGCAATGCCGGCTCTCTGGCCGAAGGGTCCCAGGCAGTGGGTTCTGTGTGCGGCGTACCGCAAATAAAAAAGCCCAAGGCGTTAACCTCGGGCTTGAATTCTTTGTGTGTCGACAATCGAAGCTATGGCGACGATATCAGATTTACATGAAATATATGCGTTTCAATCCAGTTTTGCAAGACTTCTGTCGAAATTTGTCGCCTTTTGTTGTGAACGTGATCGCGTTACCTGCAACAAAGCTCCGCTGTCCAAGTGCAGGAAGATGCGGCGCATCTCAACCCAGCGGTCTGTAAAGGTCTCTGACCAGTTCTTTGGCGTTACACCGACCAGTTCTGCCATCTTCTGGTATTCGTAAGTCTCACGCCCTGCCAGCTCCGCTTTCACGTCCTGCGCCGCCAGCCAGATAAGTTGCTTCAGGCGCCCCATTGTCTTCCCGGCCACCTTCTTCGTGCCTAGCTGCTCCCTGAACTCTGCCCATGCCCACTGAGTTATCGCCACCTGGTATTCGAAGCGGGTGTTCTCGCTGTAGTTCCAGAGCAGCCATGCTTTATGATGATCTTCCAGCGATAGCACAGCGCGGCGCCACGATGCGGTCACGAACTCAACCGGGCCCACTAGCGCGATAGACGAGCCCTTAGCGCGGGACTGGCTGCCGCTCATCGCCGGGCCATCAGGGTTAACTTTACGGCCGGTGACCGGGTCAGTGACTTTCTTCCGTCCCCGGCTGCGCGCCGTCGCGGTAAATTGCGCGTTCTCGGCGAAAGCTACCAGTTGCCCTTTCGTCGCCCCGCTCAGATCTGCGGTCGCCACAATTAGCTGCTGACGTACGTATTCCAGTTGCTGACTGTTCATGCGGCTTCCTTATGTGGCTGGTTGGTTTTGGTCTGGCTGTGCTTTGCTACTGGCGGCATGCTGGCGCGCTTAACGCTTTCTACCTGGTATCGGGTTATCTCGTCTCTGGTCACGGCGCGCACTCCCCAATAATGATCTGCCCCTTCTCTCCCCAGACCTTTGTGATGCGGCAATCCCAGATGTGAGCATCATCCTCATAAAGCGCATCCATCAGGGCTTTCAGCATGTTGTCGCAGTCTGGCTTGGCCTGGTGGGGCTTCCCGGCGAACTCCGCTCGTTTCTTCTTACTCCAGCTTGGTGGCATTGGTAGGACGAATGTCACATGTGATCCGGATTCAGGCATGGTCAACTTGCGCAGGCGGACCTCATCGCAAAAAGCGCGGTAACGCATTACAGGTGGACGCTGCTTCCACTTATCCGCGCGGGTCATGCGAGGCTTGCCGATTGGTGTGATGTCGTAGATTTTCATGCAGGCACCACCAAGCCACGACGGGCAATCTGAATAATGGTCAGGACGATGGCGCGATCCATTAACTGGCGGCGCTCGTCACGGCTAAGCCCCTTCCCGTTATCAATCTCTGAATGGCAGGTGACACAGATAGCGGCAGTGGCGCAGTCGTCTGTCTTCATGCCAATTCCCTTACCTTCATTGCGGTGTGCTACCTGTACGCCCCACGCTCCGCAAAGGACGCATTGCTCAATCTGGCCGACTGCGGCGAGCCACTTCTTGCTGCGGTAGGTTTTACTCATGGTCACCACCTTGAACCTGTACCAGCGTGAGGTTTCCGCAAAACACCGCTCCTGTGTCGATGTACATCTGGTTGGCATACTTCAGGGGCTGGCGCGCTGGGGTGTGCCCGAAGATAAACAAATCAGCGCCGGCTATCGGCGATACAATGCCGTCCTGAGCGTCGCTAACCCGCTCACGATTCCAGATCACCATTTCTTCTGGTACTGGTTTATCGAATGCGTATTCGTTGTGCGGGTAGTCTGCGTGGCAGATAACCACCTTCCGGTCGCCAGTCACCAGTTCGATGATTAGCGGAAGTTCAGCGGCCTTGCATACGAGTGCTTTAGCCAGAATTTCTTTTTCGTAATCGAGATAGAAGAACCAGCCGCCGCCGTTTGCCAGCCAGTGGTTAACGTTTCCATACTCTGAAAGCCCATCAACCATCATCTGCTCATGGTTACCGCGCACTGCCCTGAACCACGACATAGTAATCAGATCCAGGCACTCGACGTTTTCCGCGCCGCGGTCAACAAGGTCACCAACCGAGATCAGCAAATCACGCGCAGGGTCGAACGAAACCTTTTCGAGCTCATTCATCAGCAGCGTGTAGCACCCATGCAGATCGCCGACGACGAAGATATTGCGCCAGTCAGCGCCATTAATTCGTTGATACATGCTCATGCTGATTTTCTCCTCGCTGCGAGACGCAGCCATTTCTGATCCACCAGGCGCGCGGTGTAGCCTTTCATAGTCGGGATGTCGGAGGGCTTAATCGCGGGCTTGCGCTGGCGGCGCGCCGGAACGCGGAAGATTTCGTTTGAGATAACGCGGGAAAGTGGAGTTGACATCAGGCCTCCTGCTTATCGCGCAGCTGCTGGTAGCAATGACTATTGGGCAGTCCGTGATTGGCATGGTAACCATGCTCAGCCTTTGCCTTGTCGCGAGCTTGCTTTGCTTCTTCCATGCTCTCGTAAACACCCACGAACTTTCTTTTTCCGTTGGCGTTGATTTGGACATGCCACTTGCTTAGTTTTTTATTCCAATGGATACCAATCTCACCTGACGTATTGGTGCTGGGCAGCGATTTGTTACGGGTATTATCCGACTGGCTTATCAGCCTAAGGTTTTCAATCCGATTGTCTGCGCGGACGTGATTTATGTGGTCAACCTCCATTCCTTCCGGAATTGGGCCGTTTATCATTTCCCATACAATTCTATGTGCCAGGTATTGACAGCCAGAGTATTCAAACCTTCTGTAGCCATCGCTAAGGCATCCTGCAACGTCACCAATTTTTACCCTGTTAGCTGGCTTTATGGCCCACACAAGATTTCCATCAACAATGGAAAATATATCGCTCCAGTTATGCATCTTGGGCCTCCCTCAATTTCTGGTATTGGGAGTCGGAAGGGATGGTCAGGTGACAGCCGATATTCATTGCCCAGGCTTCGACTTTGCACAGGAAGATGTACATCTCGCCGGTTTCCAGCTCTGACGTATGGCGGAGGGATTGGACCGTGGTTACCTCTCCGGACACGACGTCTACCCGGTCCTTGCTTTCGTAGCCGAGATAGGTGTGCTTCATCGCGTCTTTGACCCACTCAGGCGTAGCGAAGGTCTTGCCGCGGGCGATGAGGTATTCGCTGATTTCGGTGTACCACATGTGGCTGAGCGCATTCTGCGACAGGCTGCGCTTCTCGCGCCACGGTTTAACTTGCAGGCGGAAACATTGCCCTGCATCCAGCAATGGCTGAATCTGCTGGCCTATGGCCGCGAAGTTGCCGCGATGGAGTTTGATGCCGTCTACTGGCAGAGTCATACGGCCTCCTTAACGGAAACCGCAGATTGCAGAAAATCGCAGGTGCATTTCTGCATCTGTGACAAGGTGAGGATTTCAGATTGTGGTCGCATTTAAGTCCCCTTAAATGCGCAGAAGTCGCCAATGGGTGTTCAGGCCATCAGCAAAGAAAGTATGGACGGTTGATTCAACAAAATCAACTCAAGAGAAAGGCCTCCGAAGAGGCCTGTTTGTTATGCGTCGAATGGGTCAGGTATTATGCGATACCACTGATGGCGAACTTAGTGGGCAGGCGACACCGATAGGATGCTTACCATTGCAGATAAAGCACCGCATCTCACTAAGCACCTGAGGATGGGTAGTGATCGTCTGCGTAGGATTACCCTCGCTCAATGCATCCCGGAACGCGACCGCTACAACCTTCCCGCCCAAAGCTTCCATATGGGCATGTACTGGCGGCTCCTTGCCGTCTTCGAATTCAATGACGAAGGTTAGCTTGCCCATCACTTCAACTCCTGCTTCGGTGCTGCTGGCAGTGGCATCCAGTGGGTTACGGTTATTGGGCACCACTCGATACCGTAGTTTTGTTCATACACTTGAGCGTACCAGCCATCTCCTTTTGGATGACATTCGCAGTACTGGCCTACATGCAATTCAACTCCAAAGTCTGGTCGCGGCCAGATATAGACAAAGTCATCGTCATCCGGCATCCGCTCACTGCAAGCCACCCAACCATCCGGAATCACCGGCGAGTTGCCGCTCACAGCCTCCTGAAAGCGTTCAAGCTCCACGTACTCCTGGCATGACCAACCGCCATCAATAAAATCGCGAGCTTCAACAGCGTCGAAAGTGAACGATGTTTCACCGCCAGTTGGTGAGGTTAAGCCGTACAGGTCTGCTACCGGCTTAAACTGCGTGGCTGTTATGGTACCCTCATTGGCGAGGGTACCATCCGCTTCGAGCGATGCCAGCGCGATTTCCGATGAGCGCAGTTCAAGCTTCAGATAGTCACGATAGCCACGATCAATATGGATGCTGGCTATAAGTCCCTTCCGATGTTCAATCCTCGAGTGCAAATGCTCGATCAACTGCTCTTTGGTGAATTCTCTGGTAATAGTGCTCATGGGTTACTCCATTCATCTTCAATCGCTACGCCAAGGCGATGCAGCCAGTCGGCCAGTTTTAACATTGACTCACGGTCGCTAAGACCACCGGGAAAATCGTCCAGTGCTACTACCGGCTTGAATGCTCCATAGCGATCGCGCTCTACTGTGACGTATTGCTCCAGGGTTGTTTTGCTAACGCTGGATGTATGCCTGACGAGATACTTTGAAAGTCGCTCCCGCTCCTTCGGGTCATATTTGTACTCAACAAGCGTCATGCTGCAGCGCCGGGAATCTATGCCGAGTAAGTCGAGCAAGCTAGCCATATCACTCTCCTTTACCGGCTGCGGCGGCGCGTTCCGCGTCCCACTTCTGCATGTATTCTTCGATATCATTCCATTCCTCACCAGAACCAGCCAGCGCATCAATTACTGACTGGCGTTCACTGTGCTGTTCTTTACGCTCTAGCTCAGCAATCCGCTTCTCTGCGGCCTCAGCACGATTCTCTGCGGCTTCCCATTTCGCGTGCAGCAACGAGTAGTTTTCGCATACTGTCTTAATAACGTGACGCAGATTGTCTTCATCCATGTCGTCAATCGCTGGCAGCAGCATGTTCGGCGCGAGAATCTCATTCAGGCGCCTGTCTTTGGCATCCAGCTCATCCAGCAGCGCCAGAACATCGCGAGTTTCCACGAACATATTCGGGTCGAAGTTATCGACCGCTTTCGCTGCGGCTGATTTCAGTTTGTCGATGTTGCTCATTGGACGGCTCCTTCTGCTTTCTTCTCGTCAACGCTCCAGGCTGTAGCCAGTGCTCCAGTCACCTGCATAAACGAGTGCTTTACTTTCACCGAGAAAGTTTCTCCTGTGGCCGATACCGTTTCGATGGTGGTCAGCTCGCCGCCGCTTTCGAAATCAGGGTAGAACTGCGTTACAAGGTTACTTTCGACAATCACCGAACCGTCTGGCGTGTGCATTTTCAGTTTCATACCCCTACCCTCCCCCAAACCATCAAAACTCGCTTCATCGCCGGACTGTTCCGGCACTCCTGGCAGATCACGTTTGTGTCCGTCCGCTGAATTAACTTCGACTTGCCCTGCTTAACGCCCGGTATCGTGTCAGGGGCGAAGCGCATGCCGTAGCTGGTCAGACTGTAAAGGCGCTGGCCATACTTGCCTTCGCAGCTGATCAGCCCGTCGGCCAGCAGCGTGCTCACCGTCCCGGATATTTTTTTGGTTTCCATGCCGATAAGTTCGGCCATCTTCATGCTGTTCAGGCCTGGGTTGTTGCGCAGTGCTGCCAGTACCTGCTCACGGATTGTTATGGTCATTGCCTACCCTCCGGATCCCATATTCACGAACGATTGCGAGCGAGATTACGGCTATTTCCCAACTCGATTTGTAAAGTGCTTTTCGCTTTTCATCGGTATCAACGCGCTCTATCCAGGCTGTATCCCCTTTCGAATACTGGTTGATAACGACATAGTCATCGCTGCATGCTTTCACGCTGCCCCCTTGGAACGGTAAGAATCCCAGGTGAATGACAGCGTGCACCCGCCGCCATCACTCATGCGATCAAGAACGCGTTCGCCGATGAATGCAGACAACTCCTCCCTGGTCTGGTTGCTGATCAGGATGGTTGGCTTCATCCGCTCATATCGGGTGTTGATGATTTCGAACATGATCAACTTCTCGGCGTCGCTTCCGAACTGCACGCCGACCTCGTCGATAATCAGCAGATCAGGTTTCGTGAAGTAACGGATCACCTCATCCTCAGTGCGGCTTGAACCTTTCGACCAGGTTGACTTGTACTCACGGGCAATTTTCAGCGCCGTGGTAAACACTGCAGAACTCTGGTGTTCTGTGATCGCATGCCGTGCGATAGCCAGTGCCAGGTGATTCTTTCCGGTACCTGGTTTGCCGCACATCACAAGACCGCCACCCTTCTGCAAACGCTCTGGCCAACGGCTTGCATATGCCTGGCACACCTTAAGTGCGCGTTTTGCGTCGTCGTTCACTGGCTCATAGTTCTGCAGCGTGCAGTTTTCGAAGCGCGCCGGGATGTTCAGTCCGTCCAGCAGGCGCTCGATGTTTCTTTTGCGGGCTGCTTCGTTGATGCTAATTCTTTCCGCCTGCAAGCGGCCTAACTCCTCTTTGAGGCATTCAGGGCAGCAGCTTGGGCGCGGGGGAATTTTCACGACAGAGTTTAAGAAATGCCTGGTCCTGCATTCAAAGGGGCCATGCGTTTCGCAGTTCTCGGTGCTGATAGTTAGCTCGATATCTTCATGCTGAACTGGCGGCTGGCTCAGCTCAGCAATGCGTTTCTCAAGTTGATTGATTTTTTCATCCAGCGTCATGATTAGTCCCTCGCCCATGCAGGAATTTCAGTCTGGCCATAGTCCTTGCCAGCGAAGTTCTCAGATACGCGTGACGGAGTACGGGAAGGCTGCTTGGCGCCCTTAGGCTCAAACAATCCCTGCCAGCCGTTCGCAATGCTCTGGTTGATGATTTCTTCAGGCTGATATCCGCTGCACTTGCAACGCTCGAGCAGGTTGATGGCCTGGGTAACCGTCTGCTGAGACTTGATCGGTTTCTTCAGGTCGCGACGATAATCGACCCATGACTTCCAGACTGAAACTGACAGCCATTCAGGAAGCTCAACGCCAGCCGGATCGAACGAAGCCGGTTTGGGGGATTTAGGGGGTTTATTAATATTGTCTTTATTGTCTTTTGTATGTTTGTCTTTTGTGTTTACCTGATTTGGGTAAGTGTCGTTACCTGATTCGGGTAAACTTTTCTTACCTGATTCGGGTAAATTTACCTCTTTCAGGTAAACTTTATTTTCGTTACCTGATTTGGGTAATTTCACCCATTCGCTGACCGCTTTGTTAATCCCCACAGTTCGCCCGATTTGGGTAAATACCCCACGCTTAACTAACGCACTTTTAGCCGCAGAGCATTTGTGTGGGAGGATGCCGGTCAGGGCAGATAACTGATCATTGCTTACCCAGTCCGCCTTTTTGTTGAAACCGTATGTTTTGCGCATTACTGCCATGAAGACCAGCAGCTGATGCTGAGACAATCCAGCCAGCATGACAGCCTCCAGAAGTTCATTGGCGATGCGCGTATAGCCATCATCAAGATCTGCCACGCGCGGCTCCTTAGGTGCCACGTCCGGCACAGGGAAATTGATTACTTCGGCAGTGTTTGCCATAATTGCTCCTGTGAATTGATCCAGTTAATTCCACCTGAAAGCCGTTGGTGTTCCAGCACCGCGGCTTTTCCCCTTTCTACGTTCATGCTTCAAAATCTCCCTTCACCCCATCCCGGTTCGAAATCAGGATGGCCAGCAGCAGCGACATGTTCGGCACCAGGTTCTCCCGCCACCGGCTTACGGTTGATTTGTTCACGCCAGCTACTTCGGCGATCCTGGTGGCCCCAAGATCTGCGATTTGCCGCTGCACCCAGCTCTCAATTCGTCGTGCCTCCGCTTTGTTGCGTGTCGTTAAGGTCTCCATTTGCGATACTTCCTCTCATGTAATTGGTTATGGCCGCCGTTAAGCGGCATGGTTCTCTGGGTGTGGAAACAGGTCGGGAAGATCAGGTCGAATTTCGTGTGCCTTAATCTCGCCACCAGTAGCGTTTACGATGGCTGTTACTTTTTCCGGAGATACGGAACCACCGTTAAGCCACTTGTGAACCGCTGGCTGGCTAACGCCGCAAATATCTGCGAGTCGCTTCTGGCTGCCAACGATTTCTAAAGCTCGTTGAATAACTTTGTTCATGGATTTTACCTATCCGATTACTGGATTAATGAAAAGATAACCCAAGTTATGGGTATTGTCCATAACCTTTGTTATTTTACTCTACATAACCTCGGTTATATATTGATAAGATGAAAACATTTGCAGAACGACTGAACGCGGCTATGTCGGCCGCTGACATATCTCAAGGACAGTTGGCTGATAAAGTCGGTATATCCCAGCCTGCAATTCAAAAGATGACGTCAGGTAAAACGAGCGGCAGCCGTAAGATGGTCGAGCTAGCTCATGCTCTGGGTGTAAGGCCGGAATGGCTTAGTTCTGGAGTGGGGGAAATGCGGATTGATGGTAATGTGCAATCGGCGGCCCAACCTGTCTCGGAAACAATTGATGTCTTTCGGGTTGATGTTTTAGACCTGAAAGTAAGCGCTGGTCCGGGGTCTTTTATGATTTCTGAATTTGTTGAGGTCCTGCATGCTATTGAGTTCACAACTGAGCATGCCAGATCTCTTTTCGGGAACCGCACTCAAAATGATGTGAAGGTGATGACCGTAGACGGTGACAGCATGTGCCCAACGATTCAGTCGGGAGATCGCCTGTTCTTTGACGTTTCGGTGAGGAACTTCAAGGTTGACGGAGTATACGCATTTGTCTTCGGGCAGCACTTCCATGTCAAGCGCCTGCAGATGCAGGGCCTGCAGTTAGCCGTGCTTTCAGATAATCCGGCTTACAAAGATTGGTATGTGACAGAAGAAAATCAGGACCAGCTATACATCATGGGTAAAGCGCTTATTCACGAATCGATAGCTTACAACAAACTGTAGCAGTGGCCGGAAGAGACTTTTGGTTAGAGATGAAGCTGCGGCTGGTCTGATCGGCAAGGTGCTCTGGTCGGCGCATAGCTGGTGAAAAAATTATTTAATGCGGTGTATTGGCTGATTGTAACCCCATGTAACATCTTGCCGTCACCATTTCGGTGGTTAGATTTTTAATAAAAAAAACAAATGTATAGCAAGGTTTTTTATGGATAAAATTAATTACCCACCCCTGTTTGAGCCAGGGTTCCATGACATGGATGAAGCTGGATTAAAATCGTATTGTGTCGATTGCTTTCCTTCATCATCCAGGCGAGGCATGCTATACTGTAATTTTATACAGATACTCGAATCTATTCGAGAATTTTCTGCTCAATATGGCTGTTTTACAGAAATATGGGTTGATGGTTCATACACCACGTCTAAACCAGAGCCTGATGATATTGATATTTTGTTGGTATGTGACTATAGCAAGATAAACTCAATACCTGTCATGCTTCGGGGCCGCGTCGATAATTTGCTTGACCGAAACTACATCAAACAAAACTACAAAATTGATGTCCTACTACTCATGAAGAATTTAGATGACCCTAACTATGATTATGAGTACTGGCGTAGCTACTGGCGCGGTTGGTTTGGTTTTGATCGCAGTGAAAACCCGAAAGGGTTAGTGAGGATTTTTTTATGAATGATAAATCAATGTTTAAAAATTGCGATAAACGCATTGATTTCATTCAAAAAGAAGTCGATGCAATGAAGCAAAACAAAACCAGGTCCTTTGCTGACATGCTTCTTTATCGCTCCATGGATTCTCATCTGAGCGATTTGAAGGCCGAAAAATTAAAGCAAGATAGTCGGCACCCACTTATCGATTTTTTTGAGCTGCGGCTGAAAGGCTCTGAGGTTGACTTTGGCTCTATTCCTTTAGAGCTGCTTGGGGCTATTTCAACAAATCTTGCAGCGCTAATACAAAGAGCAACACACAAAATTGCCTCAGGCAAGGACTCAAAAAAAGTTCCCTACGACGTGAAAAGCTCCTTAAACCTCAGGCTGGCTGATTTATCCCCTGGGTCTACAAAATTGGGCGTCACCTTCTATACAGGAATAGCAGAATTAGTAGAAACAGTACCCAGCAAGGCTGTAAAAGGAATATTCGATTTGTTGTTAAGCGATGACGACAACAACTTCATGAATCACGTCGCTGAAATAGGATACAATTCCACTGTAAGCCTTAAGAGAATCGTAGAGGAATGTGATAAACACAACTTAACATTTGATGCAAGTTGGACCGGTCCATTTAGTAATGGCACCAAGGTGGCAACTATTGACTCCAATAAAATTAAGTACTTGGTGAGTAGACTTACATCAACCATTTCATCCCCTCCCATTACTGAAACGGTTACAGGCGAACTGGTCGTTCTATCCAAATATGGGAAGCTGGAGCTTGATGTTGGTGGTGAACATTTAAAGGCTTCCTATCCGATTGAAATGCTAGATTTAATACAAAAAAAACACAAAGTCGGACAGATTGTTTCTCTTTTAGTGGAGACTACTGAGATTCACAATGATCGCATAGGTCTGTACCGTAAAAACCATCTTGTTAAATCGGTTCTTTAATATCTCACCCGGCCACCGCGCCGGGTTTTTTATTGCCCACCCATAAAGCTATCCGCCATTCTGCCGATAACTATCCAGCCTGAAGCTGATAACAATAACTATCGCAACACTACCTGCCCGCCCGTGCGGGCTTTTTTATTGCCCCTTCCTCACCAACTCCGCAGCATCCCTGTTAGCTCCCTTCCCTATCACATTGCCGGTTTCATGCCGGTACCGTTCCAGCTTGTCGATGATGTTTTGCTGGGTCATGGGTAAATCAGCCAGTGACAATTCCATCACCGCCCGCCCCATCGCCTGAATTTTCATGCTTATACGCTCTTCATCCAGAACCATGCACATCCCTCCTGCTGTTTTTTTAAGCATAGCACTCATGATTTACAAAAATAAATTCATTTAGTTATCATTAATTTATAACTTATGTGATTGATATTATAAATTAGGTTATTGCCATCACTCATAACTAAGGTTATCTTTAATCCATCGAAACGAAACATCGACAGCTGAGCGAAGTTAGCCAGCGGCGGACAGCAAGTCGCCTGCTTTTTAACAACATGCAGATTTACAGCGTCAATGACCTGTTTAGACCCTTACACGAGAAACGTGCTGTATCACCGGGTGCGATCCGGTCGGTGAGAGAGTATCCCCGCGCGAGAGCGAGAACGGCGTGAGAACGGGCAACACTGGCAGGGAGTTGGCGCTGACCAATATAGGGAATGTTTTGGGGTGAAGCGGCGTGGGAAATCGGTGACACGCACAGCGTCTACGTGAGCGCATCGTATTTCACGATTGGGCAGGCAGGTGGCCCAGAGAGTTCGGTTTCATCCGACCTTGAACACATCGCCGGGGTAACGTCCGGCCTTCACCACCAAAGCATTTCTCCCGCATTAGCGGGTAACTACAGAGGGTAAGGCGATGAGTGATACGTACCAGGCAGTATATGACGCAGTAAGAAGCCGTATCAGCAATGGAGATATTGGTTCGGCAGTAGAGAGTGCAATGCGTGATGCGCAAATCAGTTTCTATTTTGACCGCATGGCTTGCGCTTTCGAGGAGTATGCATCTGAACAAGCAAGACCATGCGTAGTGTTCAAACCCACTCTTTCGCAAGACGGTAATGCATGGCTGGCTGTTCTCGGTGACATCCCTACAGGTGTCGTAGGTTGCGGTGATTCACCAGCAGAAGCCATGAATGACTTCGATAAAAAATGGTTTGAGAAAACCAAATCAGTAGAAGCCGCCTAACCAGCGGCTTTTTTCATACCTCAGTCGCTTCACCGAGGCGGCTTAGTTATGACAACCGGCGGTCATCCACCGCCCATTGAAACACATAAAAGTGCGTTGAAGTCTTGTATTAACCGTTCCGTTCGCCGCGATAAGGCCAAGAGGATTTATGAGCAACCCAATCACAGTAGGTTTTTCAGGCCTGACGAAGCGAATTTTCGCGGGTCGTTCAAAGCCGAGCAAATTGGCGCCCGGCGTTCGCGAGTTCACCGGTGAGAAATTTGATGTCACAGACGAGGCGCTATTTGCAGTGGCCCATCTTCTCGCGGTTCGTGATGACATCCTGATATTCCCGACAGCTGATGGGAAAGAGATTCACCTCCGCGCCGACATCAAAGAAAAGCGGGAGGCATCATGACAGTCACCCACAACGGCAAGCAGTACACCGCCAAAAAGCTCAACGAAAACGAGTGGCAGCTGACGTCGGTATCAAGCCCGCGTGAAAAGATGACACTGAACCGCTGGCAGATGCACGTTGCTGGCCTCCTGGTACAGGTTGAGGTGAAGGTATGATCAATCATCACCTGCTGCGCGCCGCGCAGAGCAAAGCAGCCATTGCCCTGTTTATCGGTGATGGCGCCATGTGGATGGCAGCCTACGACGAAATGAAGGTTGCCATCGGTTATCCGTGGCATAGAAAAACAGCCTAATTCCCCTATTCAACCGATCGGCCTGGCTTCTGCGGGCGGGATCTGCACATCCAAATTTCAGGAGAAACCATGAGCGAAGTAACGGATTTAGTCGTCATTGAGAAACAGAACGCAATGGCGGTATTCACCACCAAAGAGCAGCTCGACCCTATTATTGAGGCGATCGAGAAAGAAGCTCGCAGCCTGGTACCGGATGTGTCGACCCGCAAAGGCCGCGACGCGATCGCATCCATGGCGCATAAGGTTGCCCGCTCCAAAACCTATATCGACAACGCCGGCAAGGATCTGGTTGCCGAGCTTAAAGCCCTGCCGAAGCAGATCGACGAAAGCCGCCGCATTGTGCGTGAGCGGCTGGACGCGCTGAAGGATGAAGTACGGCGCCCACTCACAGAATGGGAAGCAGAGCAGGAACGCATCAAGGCTGAAGAAGCCATGAACGCGCTGCACGCCGAAGCGCTGGTGATTAACGAAGAGTTCGACCGCCAGCGTGCCGCGCAGATCGAAGCGGACCATGAAATGGCTCTGCTGATGAATGACAAGTTTGACCGTGACCGCGAAGAACAGCGCCGCCAGGCGGAACAGGCTCAGCGTGAACGTGACGAGCGCCTGAAGCAGGAAGCGGCAGAACAAGCCCGCCGCGATGCCGAAGCGAAGCACAAAGCAGAGATAGAAGCTGCAGCGCGCCGTGAAGCTGAAGAGAAAGCACGTGCAGAGTTGGCTGAACGCCAGCGCGTCGAAGCGGAACAGCGTGCAGCTCGCGAGAAGCAGGAAGCGGAAGCCCGGGCGGAACGCGAAAAAGCTGCGGCAGTGGAAGCTGAGCGCCTCAAAGCAAAACAGGCAGAAGAGAAACGCCTGGCCGAAGAGAAGCGCATCGCCGACGAACAGGCAAAGCGCGAAGCTGACGTGAAGCACCGCAAAACGGTCGGCACCAACATCGTTAACGCGCTCACCAGCCAAACCAGCTTAACCCGCGAACAGGCTATCGAAGTTCTTACCGCTCTAAAAGATGACCTGATCCCCTGCGCGAAAATTCATTACTGAGGTGAATCATGAATATCACATGCGAGTGCGTGGACATGCGCACATCCGTCGGCCCCCACAACACCATCAAAGTTGAGATGGAAGGCGTTGTGCTGGCCGGCACCGTTAAAACCCGTGACGTCCTCCCCCAACTCGACGGCGCAGAAGTCATCGAGTGGCTGGCTGAGCAGGGTTACATCATCACTCATCAGGAGCGTGCAGCATGACGGCAGCAGAACGGTGGGATGAAGAGTCGTTGCTACGCCTTATGCGTGACGTATTGCCGGAAAAGCCGGATGGTGATGACGAGCCAGTTAACCTGGCCGCCGAGCGGCAGAACCCGGTCATTAGCTGGGATGAGTTTGCGGGGAATTACACATGAACCTTGATGATTTAGATGCGCCATTTGCCAGTGACGATATTGAGTGGCGCATTCAGCAGGCGGGAAAAAACAATAACGGCATCTGGGCAAAGGTGCTGGCTTACGTAACTAACCGCGCAATCATGAAGCGGCTGGATGAAGTATGCGGCAAGGCTGGCTGGCGTAACGAGTACCGAGATATTCCGAACAATGGCGGCGTTGAGTGCGGTATTTCCATCAAGGTTGAAGGCGAGTGGATCACCAAGTGGGATGCGGCAGAAAACACACAGGTTGAAGCTGTGAAAGGTGGTCGCTCTGGCGCCATGAAGCGCGCCGCCGTGCAATGGGGGATCGGTCGTTACCTCTACAACCTGGAGGAAGGGTTCGCAGTGGTTTCAGCAACGCGCGCGCCCGGGTTCCAGTACGCGAAATCAAAAGAGGTTGGCGTTTTCTATTGGAAGGCGCCTGCTCTACCGGGATGGGCATTGCCATCAGGAACACCAACCGAGCAGGACCAACAACCGCATGATGGTCACCAGCAGCGAGACCAGGCACCTCAGTCCGTGGATGCGGACAAAATCCTCGCCGAATTCTCTGCATACGCTGGCTCTGAAAACGATAGCGATCGGCTTAAGCATCGCTATGAAGACACATGGAAATTGCTTAACGGATTTACTGAGCACCAGAACAAATGCAAAGACGTTACTGGCATTCGACTCAAAGAACTTAAACAGGCGGCGTAAATGGCTAGCAAAGGCGTAAACAAAGTGATCCTCGTCGGCAACCTCGGTCAAGACCCCGAGGTTCGTTATCTTCCGTCCGGCGGCGCAGTATGCAGCGTGACGCTGGCGACATCGGAGTCATGGCGAGATAAAGCGACCGGCGAGCTCAAAGAGCAAACGGAATGGCACCGCGTCGTTCTGTTCGGAAAGCTGGCTGAGGTGGCCGGGGAATACCTGCGCAAGGGCTCTCAGGTTTATATCGAGGGTCAACTGCGCACCCGAAAATGGACAGATCAGGCTGGCGTGGAGAAGTACACCACAGAGGTAGTGGTAAACGTCGGCGGCACAATGCAGATGCTTGGTGGCCGTCAGGGCGGTGGAGCGGCACCGGCGGGTGGCAGCCAAACGCAGGGCGGGAATCAGTTCAGCGGCGGCGCACAGTCTCGTGCACAGCAGCACTCGGCACCCGCCCAATCTAACGAACCGCCAATGGACTTCGACGACGATATCCCCTTTTGAATCATCTCCCGGTCAGGAGAAACCAATGAACAAATTTACCCCCGAGTATCGAAAATATCTTCTCCGGCCAATCCCTGACCGGAAGCTTTCACCCTCTGAGCGAGCAGATCGCAAAGAGCTTTACCAAATTATCCAGCAAGAAAGGTCCAACGACGATACCCCCCCTGCCCCATCCAACTACACGCCAGTTGACCCATATCTCAACGACAACCGCAAGGGCCTCGGCGGCGCTTCAAGGAGTGACTAATGACTCACGCTCACGACGACATCAGGGTTGGCATAGTGTGCCTTCCCTTCATTGGTAACGGCTGGCTAATGCCATGGGGTGAAGTGGCCAGCAA